GATCTTCTCTTGCTCATTTGTTCGCCTCCAGCAGCATACGCAGCGCATCGCGGTCTACATCACTAATGTCAGCGTGCGCAGATGCCACATCCTCTTGGGCATCAAGTCGCTTTTGCTCATTAGTCTTTTCGTAGTGCTTCCCTTCGTAGTGCGATACTCCGGGAACCCTGGCGAGAAGCTCGGGGTTGCTCATAAAAACAGAATAAACAAAAGTTGCAACTGAAAGCCCCACAGCAAAGATTAAGCTATAGCTAGGGCCGACTTCTTCAATATCATCAATCTTGCAGTCTCTCATTGGGTTAGCTCCTTATTATTACCAGTTATCTGAGCGGCTCTGATTGGAGTCGTTTTTTGAACCTACAAAGTTCACGGTGTCAGCTATAATCTCAGTAGTGTTGCGCTTGTTTCCTTCTTTGTCCTGCCATGTCCGATATTCAATGCGACCCTCGATATAAATCGATTTGCCTTTTGACAGATACTCACCACAAAACTCCGCAAGCTTCCCCCATGTGATAATTTTGTGCCACTGGGTTTCTTGTTGCTTTTGCCCTGTCTTGTCCTTGTAGGTTCTTGAGGTGGCCATTGAAAAAGAGGTTGTCATCGTTCCGCTAGGGGTGGGTCTAACTTCTGGGTCTTGGCCAAGGTTGCCGATTAATATTACTTTGTTTACACCTGTACTCATAAAAATCTCCTAGTGATAGCGGGATACACTCCACACTATTTTTTCAATATCTGAGGCGTCTAGCGGTGGTTTACACCTTGCCTCGTTAATGGCCATCAGTGTGGCCGTAATTTCTTCCGTGCTGTTGCCTCGCCGAAACATGGTCCCGCACAAAGATGTCAGCGTGTTGTTTCTGTAGCTTGGTATTTCTGGAATCTTATCGATGTCCCAAGAGGGGTCGGCCTTTACCGCTGTCTCGATTCTTGGCTTATCCCTCTCGCCTTCTTTTGCTACCTGAAGAAGCCAGTCGGGAAAAGGCTGGACCTTGTGCCTTGTGGGACAGCGGTCAAAAGAGTATCGCCTTCCAGATGCGTGCATCGATGGCGGCAGAATGACGTGCCCTCCTCGACTTCTGATGTCGAGCCCTGGCTTCATCCCTACAAGGTTCTTGACCTCCACGCCTTGAAAAAAAAGGTGCCACCCACCGCCCCCTGTGCGTGCCCTGGGCGTTGTTCTGAGATACGTAGCCCTATCATCATCCAGAAGGCTTTCAAGGCTCTGGCGGCCCTTCTCGCCGTCTATGTCCAATACTGTGATGTTGCCGCAAGCCAGAGCAATATTCGCATGTGGGTTCTTTGCATACCACTCTCGAATCTGCCTTGGATCCAGGCTTGCATCCTTCCACCCTCGCCGAGTGTCTGGATGCTTGCCCGGAGATGAACACTCTGGTCCCTTGCGGCAAGTACACGAGCCGTCAACAATCCCATGCGCAGGGAATATCGGCCACCCGTTATGTGCAAACCAAAGCGCCCAATCCAACATCACTCAACTCCTGCCATGTCATCGCCGGGGGGCGCTGGGACTTCAGCGGAGCAAGTAACCGTGTCAGGCTCTAACCCTTTAGGGTATTGACCGCGAGCTACGAGCTTAAAAGCAATGCGAAGGTCGGCCTGAAGTTTCTCAGTAAACTCTGAGCCCCCTTTGATTTTTAAGAACTTAAGAACCTTCTCCTCGGCAACCTCTGCCTTCTCGAAGCTGCTGACAGCCTTGGCAAACTCTTTCTTATTTGCTGCTGCGGTTCGGGCCTTGGCTGGTTTGGGTTCTTTCTTGGTTTTCTTTTCCTTCTTTGGCGGCATCAGAACAGCCTTCACCTCTGGCGGTGCCTCAATGCGTTCAACGCGCTCCTTTGGGATTGTCTCAATTTCGGACTCGTCAAGCATACCGAGGCCGCAGATGGAAAGGGTAATTCTTCTCTTGGCTTTGGTGATGGCCTTCATTCGGTCATTAATGCCGTTCTCGCCCCCTCGCATTTTGACCACCCCGATATCCTCATCGGTCCTTAAGCCTGAAGGGTGTCGCTCGTCCGGCACTGTTGCTCGAACATGAACATAAATCTGGTCGTCCTGCACGGTGTTTTCAACAATCTCAATCGATACGCCCTTGATTGCCCTAAGTTGGTCAGTGCACCCCTTGGTTGCATAAAGAGTAAGTCTCCCGTTTAAGCGGATATACTGGAAAGGTTGCGTGAGGTGATTTATCCCCACCGACTCGCAAATTTTTCGCATATAAGCCAAACGCTCCTCGGGCCCAAGGGCACCAAGGTCATTACTTATGAGTGCCAGTTCTGCGGCTCGTACCATGTCAGTCATTGTTAGCTCCTAAATCTGAAAAGTTTTTGTAAGTGATTCGCGCAACTCTCGTGCCGTTCTTGTTCTCTTTGAACGTCGCGACATTCTTATCGTTATACCGCAGAGACTCAACCCCTAGGTCTGCGGCCATCTTTACCACCTTGTTCCTTGCCTCGTTGAACTCGCTCTCAGCTTTATCATAGGCAATCTTTTTCTTTTCAAGGTCAGCCAGAACAACGCGCTCAGGTTGACGCACCTCGTAAATTTTATCCTCCCAGGTGTCGCGTCGAAGCTGGGCTTTTCGTGCCCACTCTGTTTCGTCCAGCTCTGGAGGTATGCCCGTCTCGACGTGATTCTTCCAAAACGCCTTCCCTGTCGCCTTTAGCTCTTCCCATCGTTCCGGGTTTGCTTTGACAATAAACATCTCAGGCCACTGGGTAGGATGAAACCAGACAGACAGCAGGCAAGCAGGCGCAGGAGTTAGGGCGCAGTGTTGAACACATTGGTCATAATAGTCTTCTCGTACATCCTCGCTCCACTCTTCCCCGTAGCCCGAGCGCGGCGAGTTAAACGAGTTTTTCATTTCAACCGCGTACAGAATCTTTCGGTGCCGCTTTGATGCGTAGGCAAGTCCGTCCGGGGTTGTCCTAAAATTAACGCCATCTTCTCGCCAGAAAAAAGTCTTACCCTCCTTGAGGCAGACATCGATGCCGGATGCCGCAAGCTTTACTTCCGTAATTTTGCGCAGAGCATCCTCGGTAAGCAGGCTCAACTCCATATAGGCGTTAGACTTCTGCGGCTCCCCTGTCTTCGCAAGGAAAAGTTTGTTAGGCCCCTTGTAGCGGTTGGTGCCTGCGGCAGCATTGCAGTCGGTGCTGCCCATGCATTCCTCGCGGGGTAGTTCTTCAAAAATTCTTTCCATAAAAAATCCTTCCGGTTAGCTTATGTTGTTGACGGTAACATCATAATGATGCTAACGTCAAACATATAATTGATTTATTTTTAAAAGGAGCTAACCATGTTTGCAAAGCACATCAACTATTCAAAAACAAAAGGCCCAGGAGACTTCAGTCCACCGTGCGAAGATTGCCCGGAATACAACGTCGATGATGACCAGTTATTCGAGCGCCTTATCGGTGACCCAAGTAAGCCAGAGGAGTATGACATTTGCGACGTGTCTACACACATCTGGGACAATGACGACCTTGCTCCCGTCATGAAAAAAATTCTAGGGTTGGTCGGCAACAATGACGACAACAACACCAAGGTACAGGCTGAGATTGGTGCCCTTTTCGTAGAACTTGCACGCGATTATTTGGACGTAAAGGGTCAAGACGTTGACCTCTGCGCCGAGATAGCTCAGGCTAGAGCTGACGAGATAAACGAGCCATAAGAAAAAGGGGCCAAGGTTTTAACGCCTTGGCCCCTTCGAGCTAACCCAACCGCGCCGAGAGTGGCACTGAAGGACATAAACAACTTACCACTTGATTGATGGGGGTGTCAATGTCCGACGCACACCGTGATAGGATTATGAAGGCGATAGGTAACTTTTATGCAAGAAGCGAAAAAAACAAAAACAGTCTACAAGAAGCCTGGGATGGTGCGGGTCCGAAAAAGAAACGACGAGCAAAGTCCGACATCCCAACCGAGCGAGATGAGCAAGTTAGGCTTGCCAAATACCTCGACAGCCTCGGGTTGCTCTGGTGCCACGTTCCCAACGAAGGACACGGCGGAAGAGGAAAGGGCGCACAAATCAAAGGGGCTAGGCTCAGGGCAGAAGGTCTTAAGTCAGGCGTTCCCGACGTGCTCATCTTCAATCAGTGTTCGGTCATCTCGGACAAAGAAGAATTACACCGTTCCGGTTGTGCGATTGAACTCAAGCGTCAAAAAGGCGGCAGAGTAAGTGCCGCACAAAAGGAATGGCTTGAGGGCTTGAGGCGTGCCGGTTGGGTTGCAGAGGTTTGCAACGGTTTTGAAGAAGCGCAGAAACTTATTAAGGAGCTAGGATATGACGAAAGCGATACCGAACAAGGGCGTAAAGAAGTTGCGCCAGTTCATGAAGAAGAACGACAAGAATCAAAATGAGATTAGTTATATGGTGGACATATCGCCAGAGCACGCATCGAGGGTAATGAGCGGAAAGTATAAGCCAAGCCTCGAACTCGCTGTGAAGTTCAAGAAAGCCTGCGGCATTCCACCAGAGGCTTGGCTTGATGAATTAGAAGCCTGAAGAATTACAATCTGACCAGTCGGCGCGGAGCTTGGTTTGAATATCAAACACCGTACCGGCTGTTTTCAGTTTTGAATTGTGCCCATGAAGGCGCAGCCTCTTAGCCATCGCCTTGCTGCTCCCGTGCCTCCTGCCTGTAGATAGGCAGTACTCTTTAAAGGCATCATACAAATCAGCCAGCCGACTCTCGCCCCCAGTGCAGCACGCTTTTACAAAATCCTTAACCGGGTCAGAATCCTCGTGCCATTGCACAATTGTCGCACTATGGGAATGAGGAAGCGTGTACTCACCACGTCGAAGCAACCTGGAAGCGCCTTCGAGTGCCCAGTGTACTATCGCGGGACGCTCAGCTTCTATCTCCTCAATGATGTCGGACTGACTGCGGCGCTCCAGTGCATAGTCATTTGTGAAGCTACGGTTAAAGGAGAGGACCAAGAAGCGACGAAAGAACCCATCCGAATAGTCACCCGAGCCGATTGAGGGCAAAGAGTTGGCGCTAAACAGGTGGCCGCACCGGGGTATAAAAGTGTAGACCGGACAATGTGGTTGTCGTGCGCTCAACCTGTCGCCAGAGATGACGCTCTTAAACATGTCACTGGCTTCCAGTGCTTTATATTCTGGCAGCTCGGCGCAAACATTTAAACGGGAGTTTATCAAGGTGCTGACATAATACTCATGGTCCCATCGCTTTGGGCTCGCGCTTGTGACCTGCTCGATATTAAAGAGAAGCTCGGCGCACTTCATGAATAAGCTCTTCCCGTTCCCACCTGAACCGAGGCACAAGAGAGCGCGACTGTAATCGGTAGCCTTGCCAATCAAGCAGGCACCTAGCCACTCCTGCGCTGCGTCAATCTTGGACTGCTTATCGTCATCATCCCTCCAAAGAGAATCGAGAAACTGAAGCCACTTAACCGGCTTGACCTGCGGGTTAATCTCAAAATCGTAGGACCAAGTGCAAAGATTGTCCGGCGAATGCTCAAACATCCCAGCACCAAACTCGTCAATCGTCCAGAACCCATCCGCAGCGGCTACCCCAGCAGGGGCATCCTCGAAGAGTTTCTCTTTTCGAATCTCATGAATCAGGAGCATGGTCCTAGCTATGGATTCAGCCTTCTTCAGATTGACCATGAGGCGCTTAGGTTTTTCCCCCGGTAGCCATAGCCCATCCAGCTCCAATGCCATGCTCTTGAGAACCTCGTGCGTTACACGCTCCCAGTGAATCCCCGTGAAAAGATAAAAGCTTCCGTCAGTGCTGACGGTTTTAAAGCCTTCTCCCTTGCGTTCTAAAACCTCAATCAAAAGCCTAGCCAGTACCGGGTCACTCCCGGATGAAGGTGTAAGCTCGCTCAAGCTATCTGATACATAGCGGGTTAGCTCATTCATAATTTTCCCCAGCGCCGCGCAGCGCCCCACATTAAAATTGAAATATAAAAGTATAGGCGAGAAGCCTGTCAGTCAATTAGACTTATCTTGTTTATTCTGGAGCATCATCCCCATAAGGACGTGGACAGCATCCGCGCCGCAATACTCCTCGCCGTCAACCTGCATAAAAATCAAGCCTTCTGCATAAAATTCAACCTCGCCATTAAAGTCGAGAGA